TGGACTTGTTCTATAGTTATTGTCTGAGATCAACCCTTGTTGTGGGTTGGCTACTAGGTTACCGGCATATTGTGGCATAATTGCTCCTCTTTAGATTATTTAGTCTAACTTGGGGTGCGGATCGCTGAACGCTAGACCGCGTTTTTCCGCTTGTCGCTTCGCGAAATTTTGAGCTTGCTCTTCGAGTATGAAAAATTTTTCCGCTGGACCTTCAGCTATAAATATCACAACCGGAGGATCATATGAGTATACTAAACCGATTACACCAAATTATAGAAAGCGACGTGGCCAAGCTGTTTGGCGCCGCTAAAAAGGCCAGCATTGTTGCTGGACAAGAAGTTGAACAGCTTAAAGCCCAACTAGAAGCTGCTAATCAAAAGGCTATCGCAGCCGCTACAGAAGCTCGTCAACATGCTGAAGCGGCAGCTGAACGTGCCCGTGCCGCAGTGCGTGAACTAGAACTAGAAGCCAAGTCGGCAGCTGAACGTGTGGCATTTCATCAATCGCAAGTGGAACGCAAAGATCCTCAGCTGTAATTAAGTAAGAATAATGTACGGTGCTTGTCGTACTTGAAGGCTACTGATATATTGTATGATTCTGTGGCCATGTTCCAAGCCCATCGCTGATATTTAGGCCCTGTGTAGTTTAGTAGCCATTCTTCTACTTGTGTGATGCCAATGATCCAATCTAACTGCTCATAGGCACGGCCGGGCCAAGCAATATCAGCTGTATACTCGAAACCATGTAGTACTGGAACATAATCCCAGTTCGTATATGTGGGCATCAAGTATTTATTGGTGTCGTAAAAAAAGCACCTTGCGGTGCTTTTTTTTTAGGCCTGCGCTTCACCCCAACGCAGTACCAAGTTGGCATTAACTGGGCTACCCTGTGTGATATACACGTTGATAAACAACACATCAGGACCATTAGGGAATGTACCACGGCCACCAATTGGTGTATTGGTCAATTCCTTAAATGGTGTCAAGTCTAATGAGTCCTTGTTGCTTGGACTGCTAATAAACGAGAATACAGTTTCACCAGGTAGTGCATAAGTGTTACGGCTAGTGGTAATCTGACTACTGCCTGTGATGTTTGACAACACAGCTTGGTTAAGAGTAATACTGCTACCTGTAGTGTAGAAGGTTACACTTTGTCCAACACTAACAGTTTGAGGTACACTAACTAGATATGTTCCTGAATAGTCACCGGCCACGGATACTGTTGCTGTAATCAGTGTGTTAGCAGCCAATGTACCACCCTGTACCAAGTGTCCAGCACTGATAGGACCGCCGCTGGTTACTTGTCCCGAAGGAATTGTTAGTGTAACAGGTGTTGATGTTATGGTACGACTAGCAACTGTTTGACTAACGTTAATGGTCCAAGTTGAGCTGGCTGAAGTAGCAGTACCAGTCAAGTTGGCTGTAATGTATGTTCCAGTTAATATTCCTGTGCCTGATAATACTTGTCCAACTGCTAGTCCTGAACCTGTGGGTGCTGTAGTAACTGTTAGTGTAGTACCTGAAATGCTGCCAGTAAATGTGACTGCTGTACCTGTACTAACAGTAACACCAGTTGCTGTGGCTACACCTGTGTTGCTGGTGTTGACCGCTGTAACCTTGGTTAGACCTAGAAACGCACTGGAATTACTTAATGAAGTAACGTCATCGCCTACTGCTATACCTGTAACTGTGGTCAGAGGAATTGTAGTGGAGCCTGCTAGTGTACCTGAACCACTTACAACACTGGTTACTGTAGCAGTATTGTTGAAGGTTACACTAGTACCCGCGGCAATTTGACTGAAACTGGGCTGTCCAGTTTGTAGTGCTGTTGAGTTCAAACTGTTCCAAGTGATATTACTCACGTTGGTAGGATAATTACTTGGATTCAATATACCTTCAATGACCACAGCTGAGTTGGTATTAGTTGAACCGCCAATGGTAATTTCAATACCTTGTAATAGTAATTGCGCACGGTTAATTAACTCACGTACACCCAAATCACCAATGATAGCGTTACTCACACTGGGTGCTAGACGAATAGCAAATGCTGTGGTTTTCTTAGTTGAAATGTTAATGTTAGTAGCTTGATAGTTAAAAATGTAACCACGGTCAGAATCAAATCCGCCGTCTGTAATAAACGCACTGCCCCAGTGACTAATAATAGGTGTAGCTGTTTGTCCAATAAGAATTGCACCAGCGCCCTGTAGATGCGAACTTGCACTACCTGCTATAAAATTACGGTTACTACCTGCACTAAATTGAGTCAATGTTGCGGCACGAGACAGTCCTGTAAAACTAGTGGCTGTTTTTCCAGTATAAGTGATGATTTCGTTATCCACATATAGTGTGCCTGCTGTGGGAAAATAACTTGTGTCAGCGACTGACAAAGATGTATCAGCAATACCGGCTGCTGCTGTCAGTGTTGTTCTTGCACTTTCATTAACAACTTCATAACGCACAGGTTGGTTACCTGAACGCATATAAGCTTCTTTATTCAAGTTGTTGTTACGCAATCGATGTACAGTGATATATTTGCCTTCTGGACCGCGCAACATCCAGTCAATAAAACCAGCACCGTACCATGTCCATTGTAGGCCAATCATTTGCATTTTACTGATATCAATCTTATATCCACTAGGATTGAATGGACCATTTGATCCGTCTGCTCGATCCATATTCCATTTTGTCTGTGGTATAACATAATCTAAAATTTTAACAGCCTTAACTCCGCTGCTGGCAATAGATCCACGATAGTCAGGTGTTACATACATTACACCATCATTCACCACGTTAGATACCACATGCGTCATACCTTTGATAACAATACGGTCACCTGCGGCTAGCTGGGTTGTAAATCTTGTGTTAGATCCTGTAATAAGGTTAGCGTCTGGAGTTACACTTATAGTACCTGCCAATTGGAATGTACTGCTCCTACGACCAACAGCAATGGTTTGGCCATCATATTGCCAATACATTCCGTTTTGTTCATCAAATGTTCCTGCCCTAACAGTAGCACCGTACCAGCTGCCAACTTGCAGCAAGCAGGGATCGCTAATAGTTCCTGTGGTGCTGCCTAATACACTAGTAGCTAATACGGTAAGATTACGCTCGTCTATAATACTAGCAACTGTGTATGTTCCATTATATCCGCTAGTAGTAACTCCGGTTATAGTTATAACAGCACCAATTTGACAACCATGATCGGTATCGTCTGTTGTTACAGTAATAACGGAACCAATAGTAGTTCCTGTGGCTGTTATACTTCTGATATCAAAGTTAGGAGCAAATAGCGCACCTGTGTTATAGTTAATAGCCTTACCAGATTGGTAACGAATGTACTTTTTACTCATACGTACAGCCATTGCGCCGTGACTTGGACTACCTGTTCCTAATTGTACTCCACCGTCAAAAGGTCTATGTACATAGAATGCGTCTGGTCTAGCATATACTACTCCAACAATCGAACCAGTAATGTTTCCGCTTGCTCTGGCTGTAAAGGTAATTGAAGTTGACAAAGGTATTGATTCAACAAAGAATGGACCTTGAGCGTAAGTGTGGTTGTTTGTTCCGTTATCGCTGGAAATCTGACTGATAATAGTATCGCCCGGAGCAAACCCGTGAGGATTAGCAAATGTAACTGTTATTGTTGCTGCTGCGGCACCGCCATTATTATTAACGTAACTAAATGATGGTGTTCCAATACTTGCACCTGTGTAAAAAGCGCCTTGACGTAACTGAGTATAAATCGTACTGAGAATATCACCGTTGCTTACACCAACTTTGGCTTTGGCATAGTAAGTTAGTGTATTAGATGTAGGTACAGAATTAATGATGAAACTACCTTCTGCACGATCAAAACCTGAAATAGTATTCAAGTATCCTTTGACTGTAATAGGAGATCCAACACTAAAACCGTGTGCTGTAGCAGTAGTGACAGTTATCAAACTTTCTCCTGTACCGCCTGTTCCTGTACTGGCATCTGTAGTAACAGATGTTACACTTTGGTCGGTTCCTGGCACTTCATAGATACTGGGATAACCGCGCATTAAATCATATGTTAACCATTTGGTAGGTTGTAGTCCATATTCAAAGTCAGCGTCCAGCATGGATTGTGGAGGGCTAACACGGGTACGTTCAAATGCATCTGTTCCAATTTCTGGCATACGAACGTCCATGTATGGCTTTTCGTATAAAATTTGAATTTGATCCGCACTACTCATTGTATGAGTATCAGTTGCCACAAGTGTAATTGTAGTAACACCATCGGTATTATCCAATGCTGTAACAAAGTTAGTATCGTTGGCTCTGTTAAAACTAATGGTAGTTCCGCTATATTGTGGATCTGCAAAATTATATAAAATAGTATTTCGTGTACTATTAGTAATGAGTAAAATTTGGCTTAGATCGTATTTGCCTGGCACTGTGATTGTGCCATTAAAAGGTGCTACAGTGTTAGCACCTGGTGTAAAAATATATTGTCTGATTTGACTTTTTGCCACTTGTATTCTCCGATTTTGTTATTTATGAAAGTGCCGCAGACATGGCAATTGCAAACGACTTTATGTTTACACCGCCAACGGTGACTGATTTAAAACTTGGATTAGCTGTAGTTTGTAAATCTTGCGGTGTATTAACTACTATGTTGTTTGTTGTTGGATTGATAGATATGGTTACACCGTTGGTGCTAGCAAATGTTAAATTCATGCTAGAGCCCATGGATGCATCTGAACCGGTTAACATCATAGGACTTTGGAAATTAATGTCCTGTGTCCCATCAAATGCAACACCGTTAATATTTCTAGCTGTAGCTAGTTTAGTGGCTGTAGCTGCATTTCCAGTAGTACTAGTCGATGTTCCAGAAACATTACCAGTTACGTTTCCTGTTAAATTACCAGTTACGTTTCCTGTTAAATTACCAGTTACGTTTCCTGTTAAATTACCAGTTACGTTTCCTGTTAAATTACCAGTAAATTGAGAAGCTGTAACAGAATTTAATGTTAGAGATGCTGTAGCTGAAAGATTAGATAAATCTGCTCTGAGTAATTGTTTTCCACCCTGATGGACGCCATCCATGATGCGCAAAGTTCCAACAGTATTATCGTATACTAAATCCCCGTTACTGTATGTTAATCGATTTAGATCAACACTATCATATGCTTGAAGTTTTATGCTGTGAACAGTTTTACTCATTATACTAGTCCTTATTGACTAGTATTTACCTAAAATTATTCTTTAAAATAATACTCGTAGTTTACCGTAGTAGCGTTTTCTTTGCGAATTTTAGCGCCATTTTTTAAATGGAAACGTTGAGCCATTGGAGTTTGCGGACTAAGTGTGACAATGCCTTTTAAATCAGAATAATCTTTTTTCAACCATTCTGCCGCTTGTTTTAGTAAGTTAGCACCAGCACCTGGGGCATAACTCCAGATAGTGTAGAATACAGCAATTTTACGATCTTTTGCCATATCAATTAAATCCTGCTCATCTTCAGGAACATCATTAAGCCATTGCATACATGTAGCTGCCAAAACTTCTTCTCCTGCTTTAAGGATTAAAATTTCTGCAGCTTCATTAATTCTCTGCTCTAAAGGAATGTGTGGTCGGACAGGATCGTCCTTAATTATTCTAACTAAGGGATCGGTGATATCTCTTATGTGATGAAGTTCCATGGCTCGCTACCTTGCTTTTATATGCGTATTTATTAATTTGTTATAAAAAGTAAGTTCCAATAGATTTTTTAAATATCGTCACCTGGAATGTTGTTGAGCAATTCTCTCAGTTTAGTACTTTCTACCACAGCACCTTTGACCTTAGGAACAGCAACACCTTGTACTGGACTTATTTCTCCTGTAGTGTTATTAACTGTTTGGCGTTGTTTAATACTGTTTAATAAACTTGTTCCTGCACTAGGTGCTCCATTTCCATATCCGTCTTGTTCATCTAAGTCTGTGATACGTAATGTATCTACGTTAAACTCCAAATCAATTTTCATACCAACACCACTACTAGAACGTGTCTTCATCAGCTGAATTTGATAACGTCCACGCTCACGCATAGCACGACTTGTAAAGATACCAAACACGTTATCTGCTGTCTGAATCTTACTTAATCCGCCTGAAATATGACTGTGATCAAACTCAACTTCTTCAACTGCACCACGATTCAACTGTGCCGCTGTTACAAACACACAGTTCTTTTCTACCGCTAGATTTCGCAATTCTTCAGACACATACTTGTCTTTTACGAACAAGTTTTCAGCACTGATACGCTTGCTCAATGGCATGATCAAGTCCATATAGTCGACTAGTAAGACATCGATCTTGTGTCCCATTTTGACTTCATACTCTTTCATATACGCACGAATATCGTTAGCAGTCTTACCGCTTGGCATATACTTGACCTGAAGATTTCCAGATTTTTTACCAATCATTTTGACCTTCATCTCAACGTCATCGATGTTCTTAAAAATCTCTCTTGTAGGGATACCAGTGGTCATTGCATCGATACGCATACAGACCAAATCCTCACTCAACTCTAATGTAAGGTATAGTACGTTGAGTCCAGCAAGAGCATAATTGACACCAAGATTAGCCAGAAAAAGAGATTTTCCAGCACCACTGCCACCAGCCCAAATATTAAGCTCACCGCGATTAAAACCACCATAAAGTTTATCATCAATGCTTTTCCATCCTGTCGAAATTTGTCCGTTCTTATCTTTAATGCGGGCAAGACGTGCTCGAGGATCTTCAAAATAATCAGTACCCATGTCACGTTGTAAGCCGATCTGTACCGCTTTCTTGATCTTTTCTTCTACTGGACCATACTCACCTTTTTCCAACAAGTCAGCACTTTCAAGGATGGCTCTTTCGAGTCCTTTGTGTCTAATAAAAGTCTCAAAGTCATTTAAGACCCAATCATAGTTCGCTTCCTTGACACCTTCTGGAACTTTCAAATTCTGGTCAGTTGACGCATTTACAATGTCAAATGTAGGTAGTACACTATACTGTTCAACATACTTGTTAATGAACTCTGCCGAGTCTTGTAGCTTGCGATCAAACAATGTGTGATCAAAGATAGATTGGCAACGCACAAAAGTTTCTGCATCGCTCAACATCATTTCTAAGTACAATTTTTGTACTTCATAACCATAATTTATATTTTGTGCCATATATTATTCCTTAAACCATTTCTTCATTTTTAATTGTATTTTTAAACTATTTGATTCTTTAGCTGAAACAATTAACCATAGTGTAGCAAGTTTGCCCAACTCAATTACAGCATCATTAATGTCTTTTATACCACTAGGCCAGTCAGGCATACTAACTGACCACCCATATTCTATTGCTTGTTCTACGGTTCTTGGACCTTCGTGATCCCTATCTGGAACTAGAACAATTTCCTTGCCCAGTTGTTTTAATAGCCAGTTTTGACTATCTTTAATTTCCGCTCCTAACAACGCACACCCGTCAATACTTAGTGCATCAAAAGGTCCTTCCGACACAATCACGAACTCGCGATCATCTTGTTGTTTATCTAAATTAAACACATAGCCTGGTTGTTGTTCAGACAAATATTTAGGCTTGGCATCATTAATTGCACGAGCGGTGTATCCCACACAGGCTCCGTCTTTATAAAACGGTATAATGAGTCTGTTGTTAAATCCAATCTTAGGAGTCCAATAGAAAGGAAAATCTTCAGGAAAAAGTTTTCTACTTACCATGTATTCTAATACGGGTATAAGTTTTTCTGGAGGATCATTCAGCAAGTCTATGACAGGAACACTATCCATCGGCAATGCTCTAATATCAAACTTGGGAATTATATTTCGAATTGTTGTAGAAGAATTATCATCTAATCTTAATGCTTCCAATCTCAGTTGGCTGATTATATCATCCGGAATGCTCAAATCCCGCATGAACTTGTTCATGTTTTTACTTATATGTCTGCCTGGTTGCCAACTGCATTTGAACCCACAATTGAAACAGTGATAGCTAACAGCATCGCCGCCATTGACAATAAAACCACCACGACCTCTGTCATCGCTACAGCAGACCGCATTGAAGCTGATCCAACCACTTGGAGTTTGTTTACGCTTTCCGGGTAAGTAAGTTAGGAGTGTGTCCGCAATTAGGCTCATGCCTTATTATAACGGATTAAAGAGTAAAGATCAATAGTTAACGGTAATTTTATCAACCGTTCCGTATGGATTAGTATTCATCTGGGAACCTAATGCCCAAATATCTGGATACAGCCAGCTAATACGAATATAATTGAAATCGTTGATAGGAACTGTAATTGTTGTCGATCCTGTAGTTCTAACACTTGTTGTGATTGGATACAAATGTTCTGCATCTCTAAAAGATTCTACGCTAATAGTGCTATCCTTAGTTCCTTCTGCGTAAATGGTTCCTAAAAATCCAGTATAATCAATTGTAAAAGAAACTGATTCAGTTTTTACAGCTTCATAAAATTTACATTGGAATGCACTTGAATGATTAATTACATTACCCATATAATTAATTTCACCGCTAAATCTATCATAGATAGTTGTTGGTTTATCTATAGGAATAGCACTTTCCACTACATCAATTTTACCTACAGCACTAAATCTACTGTCCGTGTAAAGCGGAATATGGTTACCTGAACCATCTGTTGCTGTAAGACTATATTTTAAAAATTGATGTTGGATATTGGCTAACGCAGTTGCTGGAATTGTAACAATTCCAATTCCTTTAATTGTTGTGTGTGGTGTTACGGTATAGGTACCAACAGCATATCCATTTGTATCCATAACATTCATTTGTATGCCAGTTATAAGAGGAGTAGTAATTAAGTCGAGACGTTTTTGATCTGCGTTCTGAACATCGAACTGAATGACGTTATCAACGCCTTTATAAATTTTTACTGTTTTTGCGTACACGACTGTATTCTCCACGGTGAATCCTGCCAAATCGGCTATAACTATAACTCTGTTAGGATATAAATAACTTTGAACTTTTTGCATTGGGCAGGAACCTTTATAAAGTATTTATGGCAAAACTAAGAGACGATATAGAACAAAATTTACCCTTTATCAGCGTGATCAATTATGGCGATGATGAATATGTAGGTATTATAATAAACCAAGATCAGTTTGTTACTAGCTTTTACGATCTCAACGCTATTAAAACCCCTGATGAAAAAACGCTATTCTTAGAAATAGGTGAAACTTGGTGGTGGGAATCAAACCGTCAATTTCCTATCAACATCTTTTGTAGAGATCAAATAGGCCCGTTTGCCTATGCCATTAAAACACTTAATAGCAAAGACACCCGTGTAATTCTTGGACCTGTTGTAAACCTAATGAACCTTACACTTAAACGTGTTAAACGTAAAAGTGTACAGCTACTCCGCAAGCCCCGTTAATTGTTCACACAATAAATTCATCTGTACTACTATCACATGTGCGTAGGCAACAGCATGTGATTTCTTAAAATAGTAGTCATCACTCTCTGGCTTGGTCCAAATCTCTGTCATTACTGTCGTCCAGTCTTTGCCAATCAGATAACGTTTCGCGGGACGAATCATGGCCAAGACTGCGGCCAATTGTTCTATCGAGGTAGGCTTGACCTGTCTCAAGATAGAACCATGCCCGTTGACGTGAAAGAGTTTGTTGACGAAGTCGTCTTCTAAAAGTAGATCCCATAAGGGTTCTGTCTCCAATAATTTTGTAAGATGTTGTTTATTTTTAACACCTTCATACACGCTGACATTTAAAAAGTCTATTTTAAAATATCCTCTCTCTTCAGCTGTTTTATAATCAATAGTACTTAGCTTTGTAATTGGATTAAAAGGTATGCTTTGTACATACACACCTGTGTTATGTTTCTTATCGTTATCGAGTCGTGCATCGATATGCTTTAATACAGTCAAAGCCTTTGTTCTATCTGCAAAGTCAATATCAATATCTGGCATTATATATTGCTCTCTTTTACCACTTGTCTAACTAGTTCTATGTCGGCAGGTAATTTTTTAAATTTACTGATCCAATAAGGAGGATCGATAATAGTTTGTATATGTCCTAATTGCTCGTCACTGAATTTTTGCAACATTGTTTTACCACTTGCACTATTCAACACAAGCCAAGGACTAATTTTACCGTCTTTAATATCGTAACAAGCACGACTTAAACTTACATATAAGAAGTAATGATTCCATTGTGCATTATTATCATTTGCCCAACTTAACATATGGCTGATACTACGTTCTAATGCTGTTTCAACTGATTCTTTTCTGATAAGGTCGACGACGTATTCTTGATAGAGTTCGTCTCTGCACCAGTGATCCAACTTGACACCGCTTCGTACAATCCAATCAATGAATCGTTCCGGATAGAGAGGATTGACGTTACTAACAAAACTGCCAAACTTAACAAAAGCGTTATAGTAAGGACTTTTACAAAATTCTTCATAAGTTTTTTCCTGCTTGGAATTAGGTTGGGTTTGATTATAGAATTTTTGAAATGTATCAAACCCTAGTACTACATGCTTCTCTTTTTTCGCCATATGCCTACGTTTTTGTTCGCATACGTGTACAAACAAAGTTTTCTCTTGCATAAAGCCTTTGCCACAATGTCCACAAAGATAAGGTTGTTTTATTAAAGCCATCATTTTAGCTGTTTAGCAATCGTAGCTTCATCCATTCCATGCTGCCGTGCAAGATCTTTAATGTCTTTATCTGACATTAGTTTGCTTAATAGTTCAATTTCATCCATTTTTTTATTTTGATAAATGTCGGATAAAAATTTAACTTTTTTACCGTTAATTCCTGCTTTACGTTTATAACCAACCCATTCGTGATAAAATACCCTGTTGCTGTCATAACTACACATGCATAATAACAACCACATGAGTTTAGGATGGTTTTGTAACAGGCTCCAGTTTTTGTTAAAGTATTCATTCACTGTTAAAACAAAATGCTCTTGTATTTCTCTAGATTGTCCCGATACACTACTGACATATCTATTAAGAATAAAGAATTCATTTTTGAGAGCTTTTTGCTGTTCAGGATCCATGGCATCCCATAGTTCGCGAACATTTTGATCTACAGCTGCTAGTTTTTCTTTTAACTCGACTTTTTCACTCACTGAGTTTTTCCTTGCTTAGTTTGTATATCATTATAGCACGATCTAAGGCTCGTTGTAAAGTCACATTGGTTTTTGCTTCTCGCCGAATTTCTCCCCATAACTGGTCTTCCCGCATTTGATCGATCAATGGCCTTCCATCCTTAGTACGAGGATCAAACTTAGGATCATCTTTAGAGTAGTCCCAGCCTGCTACTTGTCTAGTACTGGGATCTGCTCCAAATTCTCGTGAATACACCACATTACCTACACGTTCATGAACATAAGTAGCACCTGGTTTAAGATTGCCCATTTTCTATTTTCCTTAATTTTAGACCTATCGAGACTCTTAATATAGTTTCTGTAGGAGCTTCGGCATAATGTGCTTTGCTTGCGTCAAACAATACAGCAAGATTCTTTTCAGGAGTAATAACGGCTATTTGGTTATCTAAAAAAATATGTAATCTTCCGCCCCAAGTATACATCCACCTGTGAGGAAAAAATACTAAGGTATGAGTACAAGCGCCGTAGTCTGTATCTTCGTGAACTGCTGCATTTAATAAAGGTGTTTGTCCGTTTATATGCCAATCGATTAATTCGTAACCTTCTAGCTTAGAAAATACAATGTCTGCAATAACTTTACTTTGATCTTTATCGAAATTCCAAATAGGTTTTTTAGAATCAGTGCTAATGTATCCAAACCCCCAAGCGGATTTAGATAACAAGTGATCAACTGTAGCCAGCTGATTTTCTGATAAAAAATTCTTTAAAATTTTCATGCATCCTTTGGAACTAATATTGCATCAAATGCCATCACAGTCCGTTCTCCATTTCCCTTCCATGGATAAACAGTGTGTGGCAAATAACTTGGGAACATAATAACAGTACCTGGAGTTGGATTGTATTTCCAAACATCGTTCATTATAAATTTACTAACATCTTTTGTTTGGGGTAATCTAAATAAAATTTGACCATCACTTGGCAAACTATTTTCTATAAGCTCAGGTGAACTAATATAAATGTTCCCGCTAAGATGGCCACCAGGATGACTATGCATTTCTTGGTAGTCCCCTTCGTGCTGTCTAATAGTCCACACACTAACAACTTTAGGTTTGCACATCTTTAGATCTTCTGTTCCGGATTGTGCTGTAATTAATTCCATATAACCTTGGCAGATTGTCTCGAGCCAGCTAATAAGCCAAGTAACATCGATGTTTATTGCGTTAGGATAAACTTGTATTTGTTGTCCTCCACGAATACTAATTAATGGATTATCGCTATCGTTCAATTCAGGATGTTTATGTAGTATTTCTGCAAGGCTGTAAATTTGACTAAACTCTACCGGAGGAACATGATCGATAGCTAATACTGTGGGCTGAAAATAGGCTACTTTTAAAGTCATAATATTTTATCCAATTGAATAATTTCGCTTTGTCTGCTAATTTCTTTTACAAAATATGCACAATTAGGTTTATCTCCATAATTTGTAGGTGTTGCTAGTAATTGTCCATTTTTCATCTTTGGAAAATACCATTTGACGTCATTATAAAAATTTACGATTTCTATCTTTTTAAACTCTACCCTAAACGAACTTAATGGATTAAAACACAATGCTTCAAATCCTCTATCATTTAAACTAGTTAAAGGTAAAATTTCAATGTCTGTTGCGGCTGTGCTATCTCCAACAGCAATACTCCAATCCAGCGGCATAGCAATTTCATCGTCTCCGATTCTTAATACCATTGCTGGAGCATTGAAGCTTTCCAGAAATATAAGTGGCATAAAAAAGAAATCAGGTTCATTTGGATTGCTATTGTCTAGCACCGCAAATCTAGTGTTTTCATCCACTTCTTCTGGTAAATTGTTTAATGAAAACGTCTCGTTATCTAATGTTAATATCTGCATGATTCCTTATTTTTGCCAGTCCACTTTTTCTAAAGTAAATGGATATTTGGCATCCTTGTAAAATTTTTTCCTCGTTGTGAGGTGGCGCTTGGCGAATTTACAAGTTGAAGTTATGTCCCAGATTTGTACAAAGTCCTTATCTTCTGCTTTTCTTATTCCGCGGCCAATGCTTTGGATAACACGGACAAAACTCTTTCCGGGTTCCAGCAATACCAGATTAAAAATCCTAGGGATATTAATACCAACAGCGGCCACACCAAAAGTCGCCACAGTAACCTTGTTATCATTTGTTGCATGTTCTTTGTACTCTTCTGCACGTTTAGTGCCTTTAACTTCACCTGATATAAAAACGGCGCCTTCGATCATTTCTGTTAATAATTTGCCTGTATCAATCCTATTAACTAGGATCAATGTATTGCCTGTCTCTGCTAAGCCTTTAATTAATTTACTAAAATACGTCATCCTGTCTTTGTTAGTGACAAGATATTTTAATTCTTCTTGATATGTTTTAAATTCTGGTAAATCTATGAGTTGTAGTACGTTGACATGTAAATTACTGAGTACACCCATCTCTTGTAATTCATGTGCTTTGATGCCGCCAACTACTGGACCAATACTAGCAAAAATAGGTTCTGCTTCAAAAGCATCTTTAGGAACTGTACCAGTAAGTCCCCAACGAATTGGCGCATTACATAAGTTAATTGTCAGCAAATTCTTAAGAACTTCTGCTTTAGCCATATGTACTTCGTCAACAATAACAGTCTTAACACCGTCGAGAAATTCTGCTAGCGTAATAGCATTTTCTAAATCCCAATTTTTACTTTTCTTATCTAAGACATTAAGACTTTGCCAAGTACAGATAGTGTGTGTCTTATTAAGATCCTTTCGATCTCCAAAATAAACACCTACATCTAATCCAACATTTCGATAATCTTCTTCTGTTTGTACGACTAGGTCTTTGTTAGGTACAATGACAATGGTGCGGCCATATTTTTCTGCACAATGACTTAATGTTGCTGTCATAATAGTTTTGCCAGCACCTGTAGCAACTTCTTGTAGTGCTTGAGTATTGGTAAAAAATCGGTTTACAACCTCAACTTGATCTTCTCGTAATACAATTGGTTGTCCCGCAAACCTGTGACCTTTGGGCCACACTTTGCCTTGGTCAGCCCAGTAGTGTGTTGTTACTTCTGTAAATTCAATCTTACGAGTTGTGCGTAAATCTTCCAATTCATCGATATCAATATCCATGTCAGACAGGACACTAAGACACTTTTCCAGCTGGCTCAGATAACCATTACCACCGAGGCCAAACATACTTACTTTTCCATCCCAACGACCTAATTTATAAGCAGGTCTATATCTTGCTGTTGGATCTTCATACTTAAAAGTGTTAGTCAGTTTTTTGCGACCTTCAAGAGGTAACCCTTCAAATTTAATGTTAACCTCATCTCGAATTACCAATTTTACTGTCATTTTAATAATACCTTTTTATCGAACATTGTATCATCTTCTGACCATTCTACAATGCAATCGCAACAATTAACATATACACTCGTCTTGCCGTGACGTAGTCCCATCTTAGTACCTAGTGTAATAACACTCAAAGGTTTCCAGGCATTTTTTAAGAAAAATTTCGGGATTTTTCCACTCATTACTCCTGCTACTTTTGAAGTTTCATCTAGCTGTTGATTGTACTTGTGTTCGGCAATAAAATTATTGAATTTTTTACCCATGTCATCATTAGGTAATCTAAAGTAAATACCGACCCCATCAAAAATACCATTTTTTTTCAGGGCATCTGACAAAAATTCCATATTTTCTAGGTACTTGTTATTGACTATAGTATCAAACACCACTAACATTGGCAATCTTTTTAATTCTACTAAACTAGCAACCACCTCATTTAGCGAGTGTTGATTTTTATCAATCCAAATTCGAGATCGTGACCTGGAGGCAATTACCTCGGTTAGCGTTTCACCGTGATTTTTTGCATTTTCTGTAAAATACTGATATCGCATACTTCTATCGGTTATGATATTTTGATCAATCTCAGTGGCAATGCCAAGGTCATCGGTTATTGCTTTGTGAAAATTTGTATTGGTCATGTTAGTTATTAAAAATTGGTTCCTAACTTCATTTTCAGACCATGATTTTATGGTTGTATAGTGATTTTTAATAACTTCATCTATAGTAAAATCTCTCTGGCTCAAATTTTCTACCAGACCTACGATATTTTTTTCAGTTAGGTCGCATGTCCATATTTTTTGAGAAGATGTGGCAACCAGGTTATCTAATTTTTGACCTAAATTTTGCAAAATTTTGCGAATTTCACTACTGAAGGTAAATTCTATGAAAATGATCGATTCGCCGTCTTCATTTTTTGAAATATAAATTTTTCTTACCTGTTCTATCTCTCTAAAATTTTTCGACCACGTGGGAATGGTTAATGCGGTGAAAATTTCTTCGGAAAAAACGGTCATTTTTTTACCATTTTCTCGTAGAATTTTCATTAGTAGTTTACTTTGGTTTTCTGTAATGAAAAAATGGCTGGAAATTGAGGTAGCAAGGCTTCGTAACACCCTAGAGTCTTTACTCGGTATTACTTCCTCTATAGTGGGTGCATTGTGATTTACAATTTTTAGTAATAAGTTATCAACAGTCGTCATAGTGTAAGTATATGCTAACTTTCTTCAAAGGTCAACCGAAAAGAAAAAAATAGGCCTCAATATTATTTAAGGCCTGTGGTCGATATTTCGAGCAGATTAATTATAAGGTTGCGTCTTCCATACCTGCTACCCTCAATTTTACAATATTTGTAATTTGCCACTGTTTTTGGTCAAGTGCTTTGGTAATACCTAACCACTTGTTACGTAGTAAGGCAAATTCGTTGATAATTTTTTCAAAATCAACTACATCTGCCTCGCCTTCGCAATATCTTTCACAATCGCGACTACTTAGCGCACGTTGATAGTTCTCTAAGTATTTGCGAAAGTGTTGGCTTTTAAGTCTGCGTAATTCAATGTTTAAATATTCTAAAATTGCTTCAATTTCTTGTAATTGTCCAAACCTGTGTTCAACTATGCCGGGCATTGCTGCCGCGGCACGTTCAACATTGCCTGAAATGTGGCATTCTTTCTTAGCTTCTATTAATTCAGCTTCAAAGTATAATGCCGCATCGGGAATGTTAGAAATATCCTTAGCAACTTCAGAGTACCATCCCATTAGAAATCCAATTCTCTATAATCTTCGTCTTCTGGCTCTGCATCTTCATCTTCGTTAAGATAATAAGCAATAGCTTGATCAAGAATTTCGTCAACACCGGTGGCATTTTGCAATGTACGGTCGCTGACACCAAAATCTGCAAGCAAATCGATATAACGTTCTGCTACAGTTTCTAATTGTTTCTTATCTATGTATTCAACAAAGTTTAACCAGATGTCGCCTACTTGAGTTTCATTCAACATTTTCTTCTGTCTCCTCAGGAATGGTTGTTGTTGTGATTTTTATATGATAATTTTCCATTATCATATCTAATTTATCATCTTTCCATTCTTTTCGGTACAATAAGGTTTCTTCGCCAGTAGTCGGGTCGACATATTTTAGTCGATTGCCTTGTTGTACAAGGATACCTTGTTTTTCTAGCATATCAACCATACCACTATAAGGATTCATACCAGTTTCATATGGAATCTTAATCTGTACAGTTTCAAACGGCTTACTATAGCGTGTTTTCATAATCTTGCAGGCTGCACGAATACCCATAACATCACTTACTTTATTACCGTCTTCGTCTTCTTTCAACTTCAACTTTTTCATAGCAACAACGATTGAACTTGCATAAACGAAGCCTTGTCCGCCTGAAATCTTGTCATCTGGATCAAACATATCTTGACTTGCGTATGTATGATTAGTACAAACCATACCAACATTATAATTACCAAACATATTAACACAATTACGAACAAGTGCTGTAAGTGCTTTAGGTTTACGACCCATATCGCCCTTCAAATCTCCCGCTTCAAACTGATTGATATCGGTAGGGGTAAGCAACATACCCAATGAGTCTATGACAAATAAGACTTTAGGACGCTCGGTCATTTCTTTATACTCTTTCATGAACTCGTGAATGGTTTTTGCTACATCATCGATCATAGCCATGTTGAGTTTAAGAAGTTTCTCTTCGCTAGTGTCTACACCTAAATCGTGTAACCACTTTTCATCTAGAGCATTTTCTGTATCAACTAGGATAACATAGATGCCTTGTTGTTGTGCGTTACGAACTAGATTGCCTGAACAGATAAAACTTTTACCTGCGCCAGATTCTCCGGCAAACACAGTAACTTTACCTAACGGAACTCCTCTGTGGAAATCTCCGCTGATTAGATAGTTAAGCGTATAGTTGCCTGTACTAATCCAATCTGTAGGATCATTAAATCCTACACCTAGACCATCAATACTTTTAGTCAAGGTTTTTCTAAATTTCGATAGATCGAAGGCTTTTGTAGCCATAAGTTAATTCTCCTAAATAAGATAACCGGGGCGTACAACTAGGTTGCAGAGGCCCAGGCCGTTTACGCTTTTTGACGATTGCGAATCATTGCCAAGATGTCTTGGGCACGTGAATCACCGCCTGCACTTGCTTCAGCTTTTGGTGCTGGAGCAGGAGCTGCCTTAGCTACTGGTGCTGGTTCATCATCGTAATCATCACTTGCTACTGGAGCAGATGATGCTTTAGGAGTTGCTTTAGGATCGCCAGTGTTTTGGCTCATACCTGCTGGTTTGAAATATTGTCCCCAACGTTCCATATCATATGGCTCGCCGTCTACTGAAGCTTCAAACATCTCTTTCATAACTTTCAATTCAACTTCACCTGGCTTCTTAGGTAAGAAATCGCTCAAGTTAAACAAACCATATTGTTTGATAGCCGCTTGCTCTACATCGTTTAGTGGACGCTCACGACGTGCCCAGGAACTTGTTGAGTAGTCTGCGTAACCACCTTTGCTTGTCTTTTTCATACGGTAATCTAAACCGTGTACATAGTCAGTTGGCAAGTCTTCCAACTCAGGATCGACCAAGGCGGCACGAATTGATGTAAAGATTTGAGGACCAATGATAAATCTACGGATTGGATTTTCTGGTTGCTCGTCAGCTTTTTCACCAAGTCCGTCTTCTGCAACGAAACCTTGGAAAATGTAACTACGCTTTTTCCAGTACTTACGACCCATGTCTTCTAATGCTGGGTCTTTAAACCATCCACGTACTTCTGCCAAGATTGGGCAAGTGTCGCCATACATTTCTACGCATGGAACTTGTACTGTGATGTTTTTGCTTTCTGATTCACCTTTGATTCCCGAGAATGGCAATTTAATCATTGCTCGTTCTACCCAGAAAAAAGTGTTGTCGGTGTTACCATCTGGTAAGAATCGCAGAACGGATTCGCCACCTTCTTTTAGATTCCAGAACGGATAAATTGATTTATCTCCGCCTGTTCTTTCTCCAGAACCTTTTGATTCTGATGCCTTAAGTTTTGCTCTAATTTCAGCTAAAGTTGCCATAATAATCTCCTATTGTTAGCCTTTTGTTTGCATTTCTGCTATTTTATTTGCCTATTTTTGTTTTAGAACCTACTAAAACAAAAAGTGCGTATATGTTATTATACGCACTTTTATTTAGTAAAGCAAGAGGAATCTTGCTTGAAATGTGGATTTTTTAGCCGAATTATCTATAGTGT